GAAACTTCCGCTTTGGCATCCATTGGTATCTCGTTATAAAGAGATTGTATTGTCTTCTCTGTCAAGCTCTCTACATTGTAAGACCCAAGCTCTGTTGTACTTACCATGTATATACCATCTTCTGTCCAATACATAGCTATAGAATCTATAACTACTATTGCCAGTGGACTGACACTCCCCTTACTTGTAACCAACCTAACCCTAGGGGACGTTGGTGTAAAGTAATTATCATCAGCGCCTGATACAGCCCATACTCCATTTGCAGCAAATACTAGCAGCGCATTCCCAAGTGGTACAAGCTTGTGTATACCATAAGCCCCGTCTAGTGATAGAAATCCACCATCTGAGTCTATAAGGTCAGGCTCCTCAACACTTGTTGGGTCTCCTTTTTGATAACACTTAGTTAGTACAGACCTGCTGTTTGCTAGTTGTGAGTATAGGAGGTATGAGTCAAGCCTAGTTCCGCCTTGCTCTGTAAACGTCCCTACCTCAGAGAAGCCTCCGTACCAAACCCTGCCCCCAAATTCTGCAAGTGCTATTGCACCACATGGGGTGCTGTCTAGTGGTGCTGACACTACCTCTCCTATATACCCTTGGTCATCTGCCAACTCCTGCCACTTGACTTCCCTTGAAGCAGACCGGTCTAGTGCGTCAATTATAAAATAGCCTTTAGGGGCTGGAGCTGAACCTGCTGGGTTAACTAGCAAATCTTCCGCATGGAATCTTTCCGCAGTCTTATTGCCAGCCTCTACATTATTGTAGTAAGATGATATGATGCTATCACTAGATGACGGCAATTTACCTGCTAAGTCGTAGAAGCTTTCTATTGGGTCTGTTACTTCCTCCCCAGTTTTTGGTAGGCGTTTAACCCCGAATGTTTGGTTACGTAGGTTGTACTTATATAAAGTACTCTTTGTATCACCGGGGGCTATTGTCAATTCAAAAGCTAATGGAGCTGGGACTGTAACACCACCGGGCATACTTCCGACGTACACAAATAGCCTACCATCTGTTTCGTCTTGTACAAATAAAGCACTATTTAGCGTGGAGGTGTCTGTTAGTGTTAGCTTAGTAAACTCAGGCACTGTTACAAAACTTACAACAGACGTTACCCTAGCTGGGCCAACCTCCGTCAAGTATGTTGCGCCTATGTTTTGTGCAGACAGCTCTGCTATACTACGTATCTTGTGCCCTTGTACGGAGGTAGGAGTTATACCAAACGTAGCTCCGCTGTGTGTTGTACGTACAAGTGTTTGTCCAAAGCTACTTGCTACAGAAGTCCGTGTAATCCACTCTCTCGTATTAGCAACAGCTATCTCTAAAGTAACAGGCACTGTTCCCCCCTTTGGGAGCCCTTCCAGTAGTGGACGTTTAGTTATGTAATCAGGGTCTGTTATGTATATATAATCTGCTGAACCACTGCCCTCTACGCCACGATTATATTTTGTAGGTATTCCGAATAGGTCACGTATTGTAAGACGTGAAGTAAGGGAATCATCTAAGTACAGACCACCACCACCATCGAATACAGGGGACACTATAATTATGTCAGCCTTTCCGGACGCTATAACTAAATTACCACTAATGCTTGCGAAGTCGAACAAGGGAAATCCACTTGCCCCTGTGCCACAAGACTCAGCAGTAGTGTATACCTCTGTAACTGTTTCGTACTTCCCTGACGAGATGGACAGGCTGTCATTAGTAAAATAGTGAACCTTACCGAGAACCTGCACTACAACTATATCAAGCCCACTAACACCACCCACGTTCTTCCATAAGAAAGAGTTGAATCGTATATCTGGGCCTCTGTTATACAGAACAGGAACTGAGATATCAACACCAGCTACCTCTTGCTCAAACCCAAGCCTACGTGAACGTCTTCCGTCTTTGTTAAGCTCGAAGTTTCTTTCATCAATAGAAGCACCGTCTGGAAATGTAAGGGCAGATGCTTCTGTAATTATACCACCAGACAGAGAGTTAAACTCAATCGGCGCTCTTTGATTTGCCATTAACCTTCCCCTCAGACGAAATGATGTACTTATCTATATCTGCCTTAGCAGCAGGTACGCTAGTGTATAAGCCTCTTAGCTGCTTGACAACACTACCTTTGCCCTTTGCCTTAATCTCTCTTAAGCTTCCCTTACCATCTGCCACTACGATAAGGTAGCCTTTGTATTCATCTGCCATGTCAGCATCCTTATATTAGTTATTCTTATCAATGTATGGGCTATTACGTCTACCTGCCTTACGCCCGTAGTCTGGATATACCATAGCATTATTAACTCTGCGACTCTTACGTGCCAGCCACTTCTGTTGTCGTCTTGACTCTTGTTCTGATTTCTGGTCTGTAACTTGCCTTAACTTAAGTGATGCTCTGCTCTTAGACTCCTCAATCAAAGCCATGAACGCTTCGTCTGGTAAGTCAGGGATGAAGTCATCTGCTGTTAACCACTTAGGCATTACGTATGCCATTGCTTGTACATAAGTAGACTCTAGGTTTGACTCTCTGCCACTGTCATACGCATTGAACACAAGAGTTCTGTCATCGAATGATGTATAGCGAGTAGGAGAACGGTCTGTCATTATGTTAATATCTAATTGGTTGCTATCAAGTATTGTTGTTACGTTATCAGAATCGCTGTTGTAGCTATTGGTCATACGGAGGAAGTCATCTGGCTCCATCCACCCCATCTCTACATACTTAGCCCTAGTGTCCCCAGACTTTCTACAATCGTAGTTTATAAATGATAGCTCTTTGATATCATCCTTAACGTACATGTGAGTCGGTTGTGCTAGGTTTGTAGTTGGTATTAGTTGGATAGACCTACGTAAGTGAGGCCAGTTCCTCGAAGACATCATAGAGAAGTAAGTAGACTTAACAATCTGTGCAACCTGCGCTGCCTCTACTGTATCATCAATACTATTTACTTCATCACTATCTAAGTCATTAAGTACGTCTTGTACAATATCTAGTAAACTGAATTTAGCCATGCGCCCCCCTATGTGTTAAGATGAGATGCACGTAGTAGCCACCCATTAACTTTTATTGTTGACCCTACTGCATCAGAAACCGCGTACACTTTTGATATACCCTCAAGGATATCTGTATTACGCATAAACAACCCCATCCAACGTACTAACGAGTATGTACCTGATGTCTTGAAGTTCTGGAATGGTATGAGTTGTATTGTAATCTCCCCAGCCCCTCCAACATCACCTACTATGTAAACTGATATTGCAGTGTTTGGTACTGATGTTGTTGCAGTTACATCCAACCTCAAATCTATTACATCACCTACGGTAAGTATGTCCCCTGTGCTCCATACAAACTGATTCAAGGTTGCGTCCCACATAGTAGGCAGTGATGGTATTGGGAACAGCATAGTGTCTGACCCTGCTGCATCATTAGTCAGTACGTAAGGGGTTCCCGGTGTTGTTAGGGGTATTGGGGTTGTCTGTGTAGTTACATCCTCATAGAAATAGGTTCCGCTTGTAACTGTATTTGGGATTGGTGTACGTGTCTGCCAAGATGCGTTACCTGCGCCATCAGAGAAAAGGGCCTGTCCATCTGTGGATGCTTCCGCATTTATGTCACTAACTATTAGCTTACGATGCGTAGCACTGCCTGCCCCATCAGCGAATGCAATATCCCCTGCTGTAGCTGTTACTACCCCATCAGAGGCATCTGCCAGTAAAGGCTTACGGTGAACTGTTGTTCCAGCTCCTGTAGCAAAAGGCAACTCCCCAACTGATGCTGCACCAACGCCTTTGGATTCATGTATGTCAGGGTCTGCAATGTCAGCATGATTAATTAAAATATCTACCATTTATCTTTCTCCAATAAAAAAGGCCGAGCCAAGAAAACTCGACTCGACCCTTAAAGCTTTGTTGTACTAAGCTGTGATGTTGTATTTGATAAGTACTTTAGACTTACCACCAGTCATCGATGCTGTAGTTCCTGACACTGCGAACCCGATTTTAGTATCTGCCGCAAGAGGAGCTGCCCATGTGCCTGATAAAGCACTTGTTAAGTCAACTGTTGCTAGAGCTTCTAATTGGTCGTTAGTAATAGTAAAACCGTTTGTTGCTTCTGTTGTGTCTGTACCAACATCAACCACATTATCTGCATTACCGAACACTGCTACTTCCGTAACAACTAGGTATACTTTCTCAATAACAGAACCAGCAGGGATTGTATAGTCCACTAATAGTGGGCCACCTGCCGTAACTACTGCACCTGTTAGGTCAATAGATAATTCAACTTCACGACCTTGTGTGCCTACAACACCACAACCCGGGCCATTCTCACGAGGGCCATAATGGTTGTTAACGCCAAGACCTGTATTTGATTCAAAACTCATATGTTACTCCTAGTATTTAGCTGCGTCAGTAATTAAGATACCTAGAGTATCAACACGTTGTACACCGAAACCATAGCGAGAACGAACTACGAACTCATCACGAGCGCGGTCTTTATTACGTTCACCTTCTGATTTAGGCATTCTGCGCCATGCGTGCATGACAGGTTTAGTTTGGTCATCTAACACATTCATAAAGATGTTAGCAACCCCGTTAGCGATTGTAGTAGTACCGTCACCGAAAGAACCTTGTTCTAAGCGGTTAGATGTAATGATGTTCCACCCGAATAAATTCATAAGGAACTTCATACCACGAGCCATACCTGCTTCAAGGATTTTCTGACCGAATGGAGTTACGTCATTAGTAATAGTAACTAGACTATTAAGAGTAGCTTCAACTGTACCATCACAGATAAATACATTACCGTCATCTGGAACATTAGCTTTCTTGAATGCAAGACGCATAGCGATAAGGTGGTCTAGTGAGAATGTATTCTCATGTCCTGATGTAGCTACCGCAGATGCGATACGATGTGCGAAGCCGTTAACTAAGTTAGCTGCTGCATTTGTTTGAGCTTGATTACACACTTCTAAGAAGCGAGTCTCAAAGTTCTCTTGGAAAGCACGAGTTGACTCAGAAGCACGTTCAGCCATTAGGCGTTCGATGTCTGTACCGTCTTCACGGATATCATCTGTTACATACCAAGCATCACCTTTGTAATCAGTGATTGACATTGTAATCTCGCCAGTTTCAATTGGATTGTAGACTAATGGAGTATCCTCAGCCGCATCCTGAATCGTTACTGTACCGATTGTTTTAATGTGTAGTGTATCGCCAGAACCGAAGTCTGATACGTTACGGTAGAAAGTTTCTGGTAGTAATCCATCATGCAGATTGAGCAAGATGAATGAACTGTACTGCTCTGCTTCTACGAAAGCACGAGTATTAGATGTTAATTGCATATATTACCTCTTAGGTTTATTCAGTTATACCATGTTTCTTATAAACTTCTGCTTTAACCTTTCGCATAAACTCTCGTTGCTCTGCCGAAGTAGCACCTGATAGTAATCCTTTTTCTGGACGACCTAGTGGCGCTTCTGCTGGCTTATTGAAACCGAGATTGAATGAACTATTGGTAACAGAAGGTGAAGTAGTTTTATTGTTGAACAGTGCTAATATCATATCAGGGCTGGTTGCTGCGAGTGCACCTAAAGCTTCTGGGGTTGTGTTCAACTCCTTAGCCTTGGCTTGTACCATCTCTTGAGCTTTCGCTCCATAGGCATTCACTAACGCATTATGAACCTTGTCTTCATTCGATACTGCTACACGTTCTTGGTCACGTTAATTTAATGTAGCTTCTAATATTCGAGCTACTTCT